GTAACTTATACAAAGTAGATATACCAGATGCTGCAATACCAATGATGATTGATTACGATAGTCCAATTAAAAATCAGCCGCAACTTTATGAAATTGTGCGTCAAAGCATTACAGACCCAGACATTCGTAAAACTTTTGAATTTAATGCAGAAAAAGGCATTACTGGCGCAAATGTATATAAAAATTACATTGGCGGCAAAACAGACGCAGAACGCTCTGCAAATGCAGCAAAATTAGGAATTACTGGTATTCGTTATTTAGATGAAGGCAGTAGAAGCACCGGAAAAGGCACAAGCAATTTTGTAGTGTTTGACCCATCTACTGTCAAGATACTAGAAAAGAACGATATAAAGATAGAAGATTTGATAGAAAAAGGTCTCTTAGGAGACTAAATTGCACTTAACACGATGACCCATTAGGAATCGTATGGATAGTAAAATAGAAACTAATACAAAACCAAAGTGGATACCTCCCAATGCAGGTAAGGGTAGACCAAAAGGCGCACTCAACAAGACAACAACCTCTGCTAAGGAAGCAATTGCTTTAGCTGCCGAGGGATTGGGTGGTGCTGACAGGCTTATCGCTTGGGCGCAGGAAGACCCTGCTAACGAGAAAGCGTTTTGGACTAGCATTTACACCAAGCTACTACCTGTACAGGTGAGTGGTGAGGAAGGTGGACCGATTCAAGCCGTAATTACATGGCAAAAGTAATCGAGATACCGTACAAACCTAGAGAGCCGCAGCTACAGATACACCAGGCGATGGATGACAGCCGCTTTGTAGTGGTTGTAGCGCATCGTAGGTTGGGTAAGACAGTATCGGCTATCAACCAGCTCCTGAAATCTGCTATCAAATGTAGAAGAGAGCGCCCTAGGTTTGCGTATATTGCACCTACATACTCTCAAGCTAAGAGGGTAGCGTGGGATTACTTGTTGCACTATACGAGACCGCTAGGCGCAGAGGCTAACATTGCCGAGATGCGGGTAGACTTTTGGGATCGCAGGATACAGTTATACGGGTCTGATAACCCTGATAGCTTGCGTGGACAGTATTTTGATGGCGTGATCTTAGACGAGATTGCAGACCAAAACCCTAAGATTTGGAACGAGATTATTCGCCCTGCCCTAGCTGATCGCCAAGGTTGGGCTATGTTTATCGGTACTCCTAAAGGTCAAAACCATTTTAAAGAGCTACGAGATAGGGCAGAGGTAGAGGACAATTGGCAATTGCTCGAGTTCAAGGCAAGCCAAACCAAGTTGGTGATGGAGTCCGAGCTAGAAGCCGCCAAGCGTGAGATGGGTGAGGATAAGTACAATCAAGAATTCGAGTGTAGTTTCTCTGCAAGTGTAGAGGGAAGTTACTACGGTCAAATCTTGAATGGCTTAGAATCCGAGGGTAGATTCCATAAGATAGAGCGGGATGACCTTTGCAAGACATTTGTGGCGTGGGACTTGGGCATGGGTGACTCAACATCTATTTGGGTCGCTCAAGTGGTTAATCACGAAGTAAGGCTCATGGATTACATAGAAAACCATGGGCAAGGTTTAGATTGGTACGTTCGGGAGTTGACTAACCGAGGGTGGCACAAAGCACCTCAGTTACTACCGCACGATGTACAGGTCAGAGAGCTAGGCACAGGTAAGAGCCGTTTAGAGGTTCTCCAAGAGGCAGGGCTAGACTGTACGGTAGTAGGTAGGCTAGGCGTAGATGATGGCATACAAGCCGTTAGAAGGCTGCTGCCGAGGTGTTATTTCAACGTACCGCAGGTTAAGCAAGGATTGGACTGTTTGCGTAACTATAGGCGAGAGTTTGACGAAAAAAGACAAGTGTTTTTCGACAAGCCTTTGCACGATTGGTCGAGCCACGGCTCAGACGCTTTCCGCTATCTTGCGGTCGGCATGGACGAGCGAGGCTCAGGATGGGGCAAGCCGTTACAAGTTAATACTAAGTGGGTGGTCTAAATGACTGAAGAAGAATTGCGTAAGATGATTCGTGAGGCGCTAGGTCGCAACACGGAAGCTATACAGGAAGATGAAGGCTTACGCACGCCTATTGGCATGGAACAGAAGGAGTATCCTGTATCCTATGCCAAGCAATTACCACCTGGTCTGCTAAACGTTGGACAGGTTGATATGCCTGGTACGGATGGTAAGCAGGTGATGCTTCAGCACAACGTAGAATTGCCCGTAGGAAGCGTTAACTTGTCGGCTGGATATATGCCTACCTTTGGTCAGAAAAATGCGTCTGTAGGCTATTCTGTGCCTATTGGTGACAGTTCTATCAGCGTATCAGGAAACGTGGCTACTGATCCACGCAATCCTGACGCATCCAAGAGTGTTAACGCAGCATATCGCCAAAAGATCATAGATGAGTTGTATTTCAACGCATACGTTAATCAGTTGTTGAATGGCAAGTCTGGTCCGCAATTCGGCATTGGTATACAAGGGCTATTCTAAATGTTTGTGGAACGCCGAGGCAATCCGGTAACTCGTGAAGAGTACGATAATTTATTGAGGCGTGTTCAAGCGCTTGAGGAACAATCGTCCAAAAGCCAAATTAAACAAGTTAAACAGAAAAAAGAGGTATTTGATTTTGAGCGCCAAAAGCCCGAAAGAAGCTAAAGCTCTAGGATTAAAAACTTACTTCACTGGAATCCCATGTAGACGTGGTGGGATTGCTGAAAGAAATTTAAATGCTGATTGTCTTTGTATTGCGTGCATTGATTTTACAAAGTCAATGAAAGCTAAATGGGCTAGTAATAACAAAGAAGTTAATAAAAAATGGAAAGAAAACAATAAGGATAAAATGGCTCAATATAAAAAAAATTGGGCTGTTAAAAACAAAGAAGATGCGAAAGAAAATTTACGCCAATGGAAATTAAGAAACAAAGAAAAGGTTTTGGCTGAAACAGAAAAACGCAGGGCTATAAAAAATAAAGCATTGCCAAGTTGGTATGGTGAGCTAGATGCATTTGTTATGCACGAATCTTTATTGTTAGCTAAAGCTAGAAAAAAAGCTACTGGATTTAACTGGCACATGGATCACATGATTCCTTTAATGGCTAAAACAGCTAGCGGATTGCATTGTGCTTACAACATCCAAGTAATTCCTGAGTGGATGAATTGTTCAAAAGGCAACAAGATGTTGTACACACAACCGTATGAATGGATAAGGTACGCATAATGGATGAAGGTAAATTAAAATCAATTCTTGAAAATGAAATTGATAACGCTATTGGTTATTTAGAATCAGAAACAACCGAAGCTCGTACAAAAGCTTTGGAATACTATTTGCGTCAACCTTACGGAAATGAAGTACAAGGTCGCAGTCAGATCGTAACGGGTGAGGTTGCAGAGGCTATTGACGGCGCTCTGCCACAGCTCGTGCGTGTCTTTACTCAATCGGACGATATTGTCCGCTTTGAGCCGAAAGGACCAGGCGATGAGGAAGGCGCTAAACAAGCTACGGACTACTGCAATTGGGTGTTCTATACGCAGAATCCAGGCTTTACGATCCTACACAATTGGTTTAAAGACGCTCTCTTGCAAAAGAATGGCGTGGTCAAGTGCTATTGGGACGTTAAGGAAGACGTAACCAAAGAGGAATACCGTGGGCTGACAGACGAGGAGTTGGTGCTCCTAATGGCAGACGGTAGCCGAGAGATTGTTGCACAAGACACCACAATAGTAGAGCAGGTAGGCATGGATGGTCAGCCTATCATTATGCAAACAAGCGATGTAATTGTCGCAAAACGTACACAACATGGCGCAGTCAAGGTTGAGAATGTACCGCCTGAAGAGTTCCTAATTAGCAAGCGTGCTCGTTCTATTGCCGACAGTCCATTTGTTGCACACCGTAAGCTGTTGCCACGTTCAGACCTTATCGCTATGGGCTTTGACCCTGAGATTGTGGAAAACTTACCGTCTTATAACGACCTAAGTTTCACAGACGAGCGATTGGCACGATACAGCCGAGGTGAGCAGCCGGACGAAGAGGCATCACTTGACCATAGTATGCAAGAGATTGAGGTGTACGAAGCCTATCTCATGACAGATTACGATGGTGACGGTATCGCCGAAATGCGCCAAATCTTCTACGCAGGTTCAGACATTCTGAGCAACGTAGAGACGGATTACAACCCTTTCCACTCGCTCTGCCCTATTCCGATTCCGCACAAGTTCTTTGGC